AAAAAACGAAAGTAAAAACTTATTAAATAAATTTAAAAAAGGAGAAAGTATATGACAATGAGAGTTGATGATACTAGTATCGATAAGACAGAAATTAAAAATGCATTAGAAACTGGAGATTCTGATAAATTTTCAGAAGCGATTGTAAAAAATATTGTAGCTAACAATGAAGCTATGCAAAATAAAATAATCAATGAGGCAAAAACATTTAATATTGAAAATGCTGATGCTTCTATCCTAGCACAAAGGGGTTTTAAACCTCTAACCGCTGAAGAAAGAAAATTCTATAATGAAGTAAAAGATAAGCACTCATTTGAGGGACTAGAACTACCAAAGACAGTGTTTGAAAGAGTCTTTGATGACCTACAAAAAAAACATCCTCTATTATCAGAAATTGACTTTCAAAATGTAACTGGTGTATCTGAATGGGTTATTAGAGTAGATGATGTGGAAGCTGCATGGTGGGGTCCGCTATGTGATGAAATTAAGAAAAAGCTTGATACTGGATTTAAAATCATAAAGACAGACCTATATAAGGTATCTGCATATGTACCAGTATGTAAGGCTATGCTTGCCCTTGGACCAGAATGGCTTGATAGATATGTAAGAGCAATCTTAACAGAATCTATTGCCCTAGCTATGGAAAAGGCAATTATTGCTGGAGATGGCCAAGATGGACCAGTAGGAATTACCAAAAAGATAGCAGATGTATCTGATGGTGTACACAAAGATAAAGAAGCAGTTGCTTTAGCTGACTTTAGTCCTGAGTCTATCGGTACATCAATCCTTGCTCCACTATCTAAAGGTAAAAGTGGTCTAGGTAGACTTATCCTTGTAGTTAACCCTACTGACTACTATGCTAAATTTTACTCATTATTTAATATCCAAGATGAGCATGGAGTATACCATCAACAAAACCTACCTTTTGATGGAAAAGTGATAGTATCTGACTATATGCCAGAAGGAAAACTAGTAGTAGGGGAAGCTAAAAACTACTTTATGGGAGTTGGTTCAGCTCTTAAAATTGAACACTCTGACGAATATAGATTTTTAGAGGATCAAAGAGTGTATATTGCTAAACAATATGCTAATGGTCAACCTAGAAAAGATGAAGACTTTATAGTATTTGATATAACTAATACTAAGCTTAAAAAAGAAGCTGAAGTAGTACCAGGAGCTTAAGTATGAAAGTTAGAGTGATAAAGGGCCCTTTTGATGACTACAAGGATAAGAAAAGAAGAAATGTAGGAGATGAGTTTATTTGCTCTAAGGATAGATTTAAAGAGATAAATGATGTCTTAAAATCTAAGACTAAAAAAGGGCCATGGATTGAAGAAGTCAAGGAGAAATAGCTATGGATGAGAAAAACTTGTTAGAAGAACTTAAAACCAAGCTATTGATTACCTTTGAAGATGAAGAACTTGATAAGAAGATTGAAGATAGCTTGCTTAGTGCTGAAGCACACATAGATGCTTTAGTAGGAACTAATGTAGACTATATAGATGATAGATTTGCTAGAAGTTTGCTTTTAGACTGTGCAAGGTACTACTATAACAATGTTTCAGAGTTCTTTGAAGATAACTTCCACAAGGAAATCCTAAGACTTCAACTTTTGCAGGCTAGTGGGGCATATGATGAAGATACAAAAACATATCACTAGTGAGATAAAAAGAAATTTAGATCAAAACAATAGGGTGTATAGGCACCCTATTTTAATTGAAAGAAAGACCAAGCCTATCCAGCTAGAAGATGGGACCTGGAGAAGCAATGACTGGGTTTTATTTAAAAAGGTCTTTGCTAATATATCTAAGTTTAACTCCAATGAAGAATTTGAAGCTGGCCAAACAAAGGCAGATGAAAGACTTAGGTTTTTTATAAGATATATGCCAGATATAAAAAATGAAATCAAGGAAGATTTTAGAATAGCTTTTAAGGGAAGACTCTACAATATAGAAAATATAAACAACATTAATGAGCGTAACGAAGAAATGGAAATATCCTGTGTTGAAAGGAGCTTGACAGATGCGAGCAGTTGAGCTTATGGAAATACTTAAAAAATTGAATGTGCCAGTAACCAATACAGAGTTTCCAGCCAATATGAAAGTAAAACCTCCTTTTATTGTATTTGTCAGAAACAATATTGATACCTTTGATGCTGATAATGTTGTTTATATGCATAACAAAGACTATTTTATAGAGCTATATACATGTAATAAAAGCGAAGAGATGGAAGATAGGCTGATTGATTTGCTAAATGAGAATGAAATCAACTGGCAATACGTGTCTGATACACGTATAGAAGAAGGTCTTTATATGGTGGTGCTTAGCATATGAGTACAAAAATAAATCTTGATGAAGAGATAAAGAAAATACTGGATGAGTATGAGCTAGAAGTGATTGATGATATGAATAAGGCTGCTTTTGATACTGCAAAACTAGGAGTAAAGGAACTGAAAGAAAAAAGTCCTAAGTCAAATAGAGCTAAAGGTGGAGCTTATGCTAAAAGCTGGGGGTATACGAAACAGAAAATGCCATTTGGATATACGTCATATGTAATAAGAAACAGAAAACACTACCAACTTACCCACCTTTTAGAAAATGGCCACCTAATAAAAAATCAGTATGGATCATATGGTAGGACTAAGCCTATACCACATATAAAGCCAGTAGAAATAATAGTCCAGGAACATTTTTTAGAAAATTTGATAAAGAGATTAAAATAAGGAGAAAAATATGAGTAAAAACAAGGTTAAATTTGGTTTATCCAATGTACACATTTTCCCAATCACAGATGAGGAAGATGGGAAACCTATATATGGTGAAGCTATCGTATTTAAGGGAGCGGTAAACCTATCCCTTGATACAGAAGGAGATAGCAATGACTTTTATGCAGATGATATCCCTTACTATAACATCTTTGCTAATAACGGTTATTCTGGCGATTTGGAAATGGCCTTAGTAACAGATGAGTTTAGAACAAAAATCCTAGGATTTGAAGAGGATGCTAATGGGGCAATCATAGAAAATATAGATGCTAAGCCTAATAACTTTGCCATGGCCTTTGAATTTAAAGGAGATAAGAACAAAGTAAGAAGACTATACTACAATGTATCAGCATCAAGACCATCTGATAGTCACGGAACTGTAACAGAGACAGTAGAGCCAGAAACAGAAACAATTAATATCAAGGCCATCCCTAGAACAGATACTGGAGATATCAATGTAAAACTTGAAGAAGGACAAACAGGTTATGATACTTTCTATGAAAAACCATATGAAAAAAAATCAGTAGTTTCTAGGGGTGATGCATAATGATAAAGACAATAAAAATTGATGACAAGGACGTTAAGTTTAGCTTTAGCTTAGCGTCTTTTTATATTTATAAAAATCAGTTTGGACAAGATGCTCTAAGTGTAATCTTGCCACTAATTGCCGATATAGCTAATGCAGTAGATCCAGAAGATATATCTAGTGATGGAGTGATAAGCTCAGACAAGTTATTTAAAGTGGCTGGAGATGTACTAGACCAAATAGTTAATGTTGAAGTTACTGAAATCGCAGATATTATCTGGGCCTTTGCTAAAGCTGCAGATGATGAAATCCCAGAGCCTGCCCTATGGTATGGAAGCTTTGAAGAGTTTCCACTCTTTGATGTAGGTAAAGAATTACTTCCTTGCCTATATGACTCTTTAATTTCAAAAAAAAAGATACTGAAAAATACCCAGACAACAAAAGCGAAGAAAAAGTCGGAATAGATGAAATCTATGTGGCAGCTACTACTTGTGGCCTTGATTCTGGCATGGTTCAAACGATGACCGTAGGTAATCTTGTGGACTATGTTACAACTTATAATAATTTACATGGTTTAGATAAAGAGGAAAAACAAGACGGAACTAGAATGGCCACACAAGAAGATTTTGACATGTTTTAGAGTAAGGAGGTGATTTATGGCCTATGGAAATATAAAGGGAATCACAATCGAAATCAACGGAGACACCTCCAAGCTTACTACTGCACTTAGAAATGTAGATAAGCAAGCTAGAGATACTACTAGGAACCTAAGAGATATACAAGCTGCCCTTAAATACGATAAGTCCAAAGGTCCAGAACTTGCAGAACAAAAACAAAGAGAACTAGCTAGGGCAATAGAAAATACAAAAGAAAAGCTTGATGTACTAAAAAAAGGCCAAGCTGGGATGTCTGAGGAATTTAAAAAGACCGCAGAAGGAAGTGCTGCATATGACAACCTCACTCGTGAAATATGGAAAACAGAAAAGCAACTGAAAAGCTTTGAAGCACAAAGCGATAGATCATACCAAAAGCTTGCTAAGGTTAGGGATGAAGCTACTAAATTTGGTAAGGCCGCCCAAGATATTGGAAAGGGTATGACCAAAAAAGTTACTGCTCCACTAGTAGGGATTGCAGGTATAGCAGGAAATACTGCTATGGACTTTGATTCTGGCATGTCTAAGGTAAAAGCTATATCTGGGGCAACTGGAAACGAATTTGATGCTTTGAGAAATAAAGCTAGAGAAATGGGTGCTAAAACTCAATTTTCGGCATCAGAAGCTGCTGATGCTATGAACTATATGGCTATGGCTGGATGGAAAAGCAAAGACATGATCAGCGGTATTGATGGAGTTATGAACCTTGCTGCAGCAAGCGGTGAGGACTTAGCAACTACATCAGATATTGTAACTGATGCTTTAACTGCCTTTGGTTTGGAAGCAAAAGATTCGTCTCACTTTGCAGATATACTTGCTGCTACATCATCCAACGCTAATACCAATGTAGGGATGATGGGTGAAACATTTAAGTATATTGCCCCCATTGCTGGTGCCCTAGGTTATTCAGCGGAAGATACTGCTTTGGCCATAGGTTTGATGGCTAATTCTGGAATTAAAGCCTCCCAAGCCGGAACCTCTTTAAGGATGGGGCTTACAAGACTGGCTGCGCCAACTAAACAGGTCCATAAAGGTATGGACATGCTAGGCCTATCTATTGAAGATGTTCAAGGTAAGTCATTAGATGAAACATTAAGGATATTTAGATCATCTTTTGCTAACCTAGATGAGACTCAACAAGCTCAGGCTGCATCTATGATTTTTGGCAAAAATGCTATGTCAGGTATGCTTGCTATAATTAATGCAAGTGAAGATGACTATAATAGCTTGAGTGATGCAATATATAATGCAGATGGTTCAGCTGAAAAAATGGCTGATACTATGATGGACAATCTGGGTGGCCAACTTAAAATACTTAAGTCAGCCTTGGAAGAACTTGCTATATCCTTTGGTGACTTGCTAATGCCAGTGCTAAGAGATGCAGTAGATGGTCTGACAGAATTTGTAAACAAGTTGAACTCTATGTCTGATGATACAAAAGGGAAGATACTTGTAATAGCTGCAATTGTTGCAGCCTTGGGACCTTTACTTTTAATAATTGGTAAAATTGCAACAGTTATAGGTACAGTAGCAGGAGCCTTAGGAGTGCTTAAAGGCACTACCGTTGGTGCAACTCCAGCCATGATAGGTTTATCAAAGGCTATTGGCGGAGTCCAGACAGTCTTTGGAGCACTAAAAGCATTATTGGTGGCACATCCTATAGCTGCAATTATAATAGCTGCTTTAACTATAGTAGTTCCTCTAATAATTAAAAACTGGGATGAGATAAAAGAATTCCTTACTAATGCATGGGAAAGTATAAGAGAGATTGCAAGCAATGTTTGGACCAGCATAGCAGAATTTGTAGGTGGTATCTGGGAAGGTGTCAAGGAAGCTTGGTCAGCCTTCTGGGATCCAATCGGGGAATGGCTGGGTCAGAAAATACAAGCAATGATTGATACAATCAAGCCTATACTAGATACCTTTGTAAATGTATTTAAAGTGGTTTGGATGTTGATAGAAGAAATCTTTAAGACTACATGGGAAGTTATCAGTGGTTTCTTTAGAGAAAACTGGGAAGCCTTTGTAGAGATGGCCAGGATAATCTTTGAGCCTTTAAAAGAGTTTTTTACCAGTCTTTGGAATGGTATCAAGGATGTAGTTGTTAGCGTATGGACTAGCATAAAAGAATTTTTGCAAGGTGTATGGCAGACTATATATGATGTAGCTAAACCAATATTTGATGCAATAAAGAATTACTTATCTAGTGTGTGGGAATCTATAAAAACTACTGCCTCAAATGTGTGGAATAGTATAAAAAATACCTTATCTAGAATTTGGAATGCTATATATGATGTAGCTAAGCCAATATTTGATGCAATTAAAAACTTTATATCTGAGGTGTGGAATGGAATAAAAACCACTACTTCTAATATATGGAACAGTATAAAGACAACTCTATCCAACGTTTGGAACTCTATAAAAGAAACTGCTTCACGTGTATGGAATGGTATCAAGTCAGCTATAGAAGGCCCTATGAATACTGCTAAGAATATGACTTCAAATATAGCTAATGGTATAAAGAATGGTGTAACTGGGGCTTGGAGTGGCATAACTACTACAGTATCTAATGTCTGGGAAGGAGTAAAAAACTCAATAACTGGACCTATAGAAACTGCTAGAGATATAGTGAGAAATGCTATAGAAAGTATAAAAAGTTACTTTAATGTACATTTACAATTTCCACATATCAAGTTACCACACTTTGGCATATCGGGTGGATTTTCTTTAGACCCTCCACAAGTGCCACATTTTACCATAGACTGGTATAAGAAAGGAGCTATTTTTACTAAACCTACAATGTTTAATACTCCTTTTGGAATGAAAGGTGTGGGTGAAGCTGGTGCTGAGGCAGTGTTGCCTATTGAGAAGCTTGATAATATAGTTGCTAGTGCAATTTTAAAAGCTGGCGGTAGTGATACTGGAGTAACAGTTACTGGTAATACCTTTAATGTACGTGAAGAGTCTGATATTGATAAGATAGCTAGAGAGTTATATAGATTGATTGAAAGCAAGAAAAGGGGTGTTGGTCTTGGCTAATTTGTGGAATAACTCACTAATCTTTGCTGGCAAGGAACTAGGAAAGCTAGGAGTAATAGAATATGTTGAAAGGCCAGCACTACCTCCTATGAAGATTAGCCAGAAAGAGATAATTGGTAGAGATGGAGTTTTATATAAGACTAAGAACTTTGAGCCTTTATATATAACTGTAAAGATTAGACAATTCAACAACATTACAAGAAATATAGATGATATTATATTTGACCTAATGGAGCTAGTGCATAGTAAAACGCTAGCTCCTTTAAATTACAGAAATAAAAGAACTTGGTATGATGCAGTCCTTGTAGATATACAAAACTTTGAGAAGTTTAGAAATCGTATGGCCTACCTAGAACTAGTCTTTATGGCCCCTGATCCAATCGCTAGAAGCAAGGATAGGTACAAGGTTGATAGCTTTACTAGCAAAGAGATAAGCATGGCTACAAGCCTTGCTACTAAGGGAATATTTACTTTTACTGGGTCTGCTAATAAAATTACCAATATGAGAACTGGTGAGTTTATAGAGATGCTGTCAGGTAGCTCTAGTAAGTTTGTAATAAATTGTGAAAAAGAAGTAGTGACTATAGGATCTAACAGGGCTATGGATAGGCTAAATGTGTATTCAGACTTTTTTGAAATAAAAAGTGGAGATACTATTAAGGCTACAAGTCCTGTAAGCCTAGAATACTACGAAAGATACTTATATGACAGATAGGAGGGCGGTATATGCTTATGCTTTTTGATAGGGACGAAAGCTTTATATCGTCCCTAAAATACAACAACATACGAAGACACAGAGAGATAAATGGACTTAATACCCTAGAGTTTGAAACTAATAGAGAAGTAGAGTTTGGTCAACGCTTGCTATTTAAGGATAAGCAAGGTAATTGGCATGAGTATATAATCATAGACTACTTTAAAACTCATGATGAAAATGGAGTAACTTATGAAGTGTTTTGTGAGGACTCTACAAGCGAACTTTATGGATTTTTCATAGAAGATATGAAACCTAGGGATGCTACTGCTAGTAATGTCTTAGGAAGAATCCTAGAGGGAACAAGATTTGAAGTAGGCTATGTAGACGACTTTGGTAAAGAGTCTTTTAACATTTATAGGACTAGTGTTAAGTCAGCCTTGTGGAAGATGCTTGAAAAATACAAGGCTGAAATAAAAGTAAGGCTAGTGGTAGGTAAGCAAGGCATAGAGCATAGGTACATAGACCTAAGGCAGTCTATAGGCAGAAACGTAGGCAAGACCTTTACCTATAAAAAAGATATAGGATCTATAAAAAAGACCACATCTACTAAAGACCTTGTAACAGCCCTATATGGCTTTGGCAAGGGTGAGGAAGTAGTAGGAGATGATGGCCAGCCGTCAGGTGGTTACGGTCGTAAGATTGACTTTGCTGAAATCAACGGCGGTAAGAAATATGTAGCTGATGAAGAAGCTAGGAAGAAATATGGTCTTGGCAAAGAAAGAGTACATATCTTTGGCAGTGTAGACTTTGATGACTGTGAAGATAGGGAAGAACTCTTAGACCTAACTAAGGAAAAGCTTAAGGAGTTATCTAAGCCTAAGATAACCTATGAACTTAATGTGGAAGATATATCTAGGTATGATGGCTATATAGGAGAAGGTGTAGATCTAGGAGATATTGTCCTAGTAAAAGATAAGATGATAGATACTCTTGTACAAACTAGAGTTATAGCTATCAAAGACAACCCCATTGAAGAAGTGCAAGATAGCGAAATTGTTTTAGGAAACTTTATCAAAGATCTATCTGATAATATGGTGGCCTATGATAAGCTAAAATCTATTTTTGAAAATGATAGAAATAGGTTTAATGATGAGTTAGAAAGGTTGGCTAATGGTGTTAGGTCATCATATATCCAAAGCATCTTAGAAAAATTTAATAAGGAGCTTAACGAAACTGGGGGCTGGGTCTATGCTGAAGAAGGCGAAGGACTACTTATACTCAATGCTCCTAGGGAAGGCAATCCAACCCAAGCTATAAACCTCAAGGGTGGAATGATTGCTATAGCTAATCATAAAAATGCAGATGGATCTTTTGCTTATGAAACTTTTGGTGACGGCAATGGCTTTACTGCAAACCTAATCCGTGCAGGTGTTCTTAGGGGTGGCAAGGTCTTCTTTAACCTAGAAGATGGGACATTTCTTATTGGTGAGTCTAGAACCAATTACTCAATGTTTTGGGATGGAACTACCCTCCACCTAAGAGATGTGGATATAGACTTATCTAATAACTATCAGATACAAAATATTAACAATAATATCAGTGATGTAGATAAAAAGATAGATAGCACTAAAATTGGGCTAGATTCAGGTATAGGCGATCTAAAAGCTAATGTGGATGCATTTATAAAAGTAGTAGAAGCAGATATATCTAGGTTAGATACTACAATTGATGTAAATAGAGTAGAAATTATAAATAACTTAGATGCAGTATCAGACAGAATTGATGAGACTATAAAAGATTATGATATAAAGTTTGAAACTGTTGATAAAAAAATAGATGTAGTTAGTCAAGACTTTAAGGTCGGTCAAGGCCAGCTAGAGTCAACCATAAATAGCAAAATAAGCGGATTGGCTAATATAGTCGAGAGCAATCAAGATGGCTTTGAAAGCTATAAGTTAAATAATGCAAAGGTAATAGGAGATATAAGGTCTGAGATAAAGCAGACTGAAAGCTCCATTGAAACATCTATTGCTAGTCAGATTAAAACGGTTAATGACAAGATAGATAGTAAAGACATGGCTATAAGAGACTATGTAAAGACTAATTACTCAACTACCTTGCAAACAGATGAAAAGATAAAATCTACTGTGGCAAGTGAAGTACACACTATAAACAGTGACTTGCTTAATAATTATGATACAAAAGCAGAAGTAGATGCTAAGATAAAAAGTGCTGATACTAGTCTAAAAAGCTATGTATCAACTAATTATAGCACAATTAGTCAAACGGATAGCAAGATAGATAGCAAGGTTGCTAGTGAGATAAGGACTATAAATAGCAAGATAGATAGCAAGGAATCATATTTAAGGACATATGTAAGTAAGAACTATTCTACAAAAACCCAAACTTCAGATTTGATAGAGAGCAAGGTGTCATCTGTATCTGATGATGTGTCAGACTTAGGGGCAAGGGTGTCTACTGCTGAAAGTAAGATAAGTCAAACATCTAGTCAAATATCTAGCAAAATATCTAGTAGTGATGCTAGGTCGATATTTAGGCAGGAAGCTAGTTCGTTTACCTTTGATGCTAGTCAGGTTAACTTTAATAGTAATGTAAGTATAAAGGGCAACTTTGAAACCCATGGGATTACTAACATAATGGGTACATATAGGGATATAACAACTGCGCTGAGCAGTGGAGCAATTAGGTTTTATGATAATAGCGGTTATGAGAGAGGTTCAATGTATGCTTCCCAGGGGTTAGTAATACGTGGGTCGTCCATTCAAATAAAAACAGGGAGTAGGGCAAGTGACCCAAGAATTACCTTAGATAGCAGATATATAAGCTTAGGGGCCAAAGAGAAAGTGACTGTTGCCTCTGATGTTAGTTGCTACGATTTGGAAGCGTCGAAAATAAGCACAAATAATTTACTTATTGACAATACTGTTTACTGTAGAGCAGTTGATATTAGTGGTTGGAGAATAGAGACATCATCTGATAATAGGCAATTGGTTATAATGTCACCGGGACAAAAGAGATGGAATTTTGATAAGTACGAAGGATTTTTTGAGTCATAAGGATATAAGATGAAATTAACAAACAAGGATATTTATAGTATAAATTTTGGACTTAATAAAGTGATGGATGCTACTATTAGCGGAAAGCTAGCCTTTAAACTTTTTAAGATTAAGAAAAAGATAGAAGATGAATTAATACTTATAAAAGAAAGTCTTAAAGGAAAGGAGGATAATGACAAAGAAGTAGAAGAAGTGTTGGAACTGGAAAATGAAATAGATATAGGAAAGATTAAGGCATCTGAATTGGAAGAGTTGAAGCTATCCATAGAAGATGTTTTTTTATTGGAAAAAATTATAGACTTTGAGGAGGCGGAAGTTGAGTAAATTTGTGGAAGATAATATAAGATATATCCTTGTTAGAAAAATAAGTGATGATATAGAACAAGTGGCAACTATTGATGATTACAATGGCAATATTTACTGGAGTGAAAGTGTAGATAGAGCTAGTAGATTTGAGAGTTTAGAAAATGCTAAAAAACTAATGGAACTGCAAAAACAATTAAGCGTTTTATTAGGCAAGGAATTTAAATTTGAAATTCTAGAAGAACAAAAAACAGTAATCGAAGCAAAATAGAAAGAGTGTGTTATGGGGAAAATAACAGTAGAGGTACTAAAAATGCAAATTCAAGACGTGTTTACCAGTCTCCTTTACCATATACTGCTATGGCTAATAGTGTTTGATATCATATCTGGCTATATAAAAGCTTTTAAAACTAAGTCTTTTGATAGTAAAATATCTACAAATGGTTGGTTAAAGCATGGATTTGTAGTAATGATGATGACTGTGATCGGTGCTTATGCTAGGGCTTTAGATGCTGTTATGGTTAGTCAAGTTGTATGTTTTGGTTTTATATCATCATACGGGCTAAGCCTTTTAGAAAATTTAGATGCTATAGGAGTGCCTTATCCAGAGAGTTTCAGAAAGTTTTTTAAGCAGATGCACGATAACAACGACAAAGTAGAAGTGCTTAAAAATGGCGATATTAAAATAAATATAAAAGATGAAGATGAAGTAAGGATTAGCTAAGGCTAGTCCTTTTTTAGTACAAGAAAGGATATATTTATGGGAGTACAAGAAGCTTTAAAGTGGATGGATGACCACCACAGACACAAAGGTAATTATCCTTATAGCATGGTAAGAAGATATGGCAATCCCGGTTACGATTGTTCTAGTGCAGTTTACTATGCACTTATTGCTGGCGGTGTTTTACCTAAGGATACTTATATAGGTAACACCGAGACCTTGTTTATGCTAAATGGCAAGTATCTAGATGAGATATTTGACTATAAAAAAGTGAGAGCTGGCGATATCTTTATCAGAGGTGGGCAAGGTAGCTCAGCTGGAGCTGGTGGACATACTGGTATGTTTTTTAAAAAAGATGGGATAGTCCACTCTAACTACAGTAACAATGGTATTAGCTACAATGATAACAAGAGCTTTATAGGCTACTTTTTAGATCGCAGGAGGAGCAATAACGAGCGTTACTTTAGACCTAGGTATGGTAGGCAAAAGTTAGATGTAGCACCCGTAAAACAACAGAGACCACAAAAATCATCAGGTAAAAAGTTAATTAAATATGAAAACTGGCATGGTATCACTCAAACTGCTTGTCATGTAAGGGCTGATGCTAGTACTAATGCAGCAATTGTAGCAACCTATCCTATGGGGGCTAGCATTAATTATGATAGAGTTTATGAAGGAGACGGCTATCGTTGGATATCCTATGTAGGAAACTCTGGCAAAAGAAGATATGTAGCCTACAGGAGAACTAGTGGTAATACTAGAGCTTGGATAAGATTTTAGGGGCAATTATGCTAAATTGTAACAATAAGTTTATTTTTGAAACTACTAGGGGAGATAACTTTACCTTGCATATAAGTCTAACTGACTTACCTTTTAGCGGTGCTAGTAAGCTAACATCTACCATACGCAGGGAAGAGGATGCAAGTCAAAAAGTGAGTGCTTCTACTAGCGTTTCTGGCAAGGGTAATTATAAGGTGCATTTTAGTCCTAATCAGATGAAAGACCTTGAAGGTACTTATGCTATAGACCTAGAGTTGTCAGATGGGACTAGTAGTGGTAATCGTAAGACCTTGATATTAGGTAGCTTGATAGTCCATAAAGATGTGTCCTACTAGGAGGTATTGATGAGTGATTATAAGATAAGGGTTGATGTGGCTAGTGACTATAGCCTTGCTGTAGAAGCTGCTAAGATCAACGGTAATTTGGATGACTTAAAATTAAAAGTGTCATCTGTCAAAAAAGTAAATGGTAAAAATATAATAACTTTTTCTGACGGTAGTCAAGCCGTGATAAATGATGGTGCTACTCCTACTATCAATGATGATGGGTATTGGATAATCAATGGTCAATCGACAGGGGTTAAGGGTCGTGCAGAACATAATTTTAATGAATTGACTGATGAACAAAAGCTATCTATCAAAGGAGATAAGGGAGATCCACTAACTTGGCCTGACCTAACTCCTAGTCAAAGGGAAGCCCTAAGGGGTGAACGTGGCTTTACTGGCCCTGCTGCTAAAGTAACTGATACTAGCTATGATAGCAGTGGTAATACTGTAATAACCTTTAATGATGGTACTAAGGCTACTATCAAAAAAGGTGATAAGGGAGATAAGGGTAACACTGGTAACTCTGTATCTGTATCATCTGTGACTAAGTCTGGTTTGACTAATACTGTTAAGTTTTCTGATGGTAAAACTATGAAAGTCAAAGATGGGGAAAGTGTGACTGTATCATCTAGCAGGTTTTTAGATAGTGGAGATACGGAAGTTAGCTTTTCTGATGGCAAGAAAGCGGTTATAAAAAAGGGTGTTGACGGTACTGTTGATTGGAATAATCTGACAGAAGCACAAAGAAAATCCCTAATAGTACCAGTGGTTGATGATTTGACTTCTGGAGGAACTGACAAAGCCTTATCAGCTGAGCAAGGTAAAGAGATTAATACCGCCCTGGCTGATTTGGCTAACAAGGTTGCGGCTATCAAGCCTGGTTATGGGGTTGGTGATTTTATCCAACTTGGTAACTTAAAGGCTGTGGTTGAAGGTGAGTTATTGCCTGTTGAGGATTGGGACTTTACTGGACACACTGGTAGTGTTAA